AAAGATAAGCACCTAACCACTGTATATTTGGGCAGAAGAAAGAAGAAAGATTTTGATGACGGAGAAGAGTGAGTCAAGGCGCATTGGTGCTAAGCAGCACAAAAACTCTGGTCGTAATACTCAAAAGGGAGATGCTTCCTGGAAAAACTTTGTTGTAGACTTTAAAGAAGTTGGAAAGTCTTTTACACTAAATAAAGAGGTTTGGGCAAAGGCTACCACCGATGCTATGAAAAATGGTAAGGATCCAGCCATAGTAGTCGTAATGGGCGAGGGTAACTCAAAAGTAAGACTTGCTATAATTGAGATGAGTATATTAGAAGATCTAGTGGAGGAATAATGGAACAACAACAAACAACAATAGATATGGTTAATGGTTTGGCAGAGATTGCAGACTATATGCAAGATGAGGAACTGACTACAGCCCTCACTTTTATTGCTAAGATTATTATAAAGCCAGACATTCCTTTAAATGTCGCTACAGTAGAAATAGTAAGACTGCAGGCAATTGCAGCAAAGATGGCCTTTAAAGCAACCTGGATGGCTAATGTTGACAAGTCTGATCGTGGAAAGAAGAATTTATACTATACTGCAGCAGAATCTATTAATAACTTGGTTTCTGCACTTAAATACATTACACGCTAAAATCTGCTATACTTATATAACAAACAGAGGATAAAAAATAACAATGACTAAAAACTTACTAAAAAGCGTTATGATTAAAAAGGATGATCTGCCAACTGAGCCAGAGTGGGCTGAAGGCTTGGCAGAAGAGATGGAAAAGGGCTACACCATAGACCTTAAGCCAAAATTTACTAAGAAATATACCTTTGCTCCATCGACACTAACATATGGAGCAGGAGAGTGTGCAAGATATTGGTACTTAGCATTTGATGGTGCAGTGTTTTATGATAATGCAGACGCCTTTGGTGTTGCAAATAGAACTCAAGGAACCCTGTCTCACGATAGAATTCAGGACGCAGTATTAAAGTCTGGTCTCCTTGCAGAAGATATGGAATTTGACGATGAGCCAAGCAAGTACAAGAAGCAAATTCATCCAGGTTTAGAGTTTAGAATTAAGAGCGACGATCCACCAATCTCTGGATATGGTGATGTTATGCTTAACTATAAAGGAAATACAATTCTTGGCGAAATAAAGACTGCTCCAGTTGAGGGGTTTGAGTATCGCAAGGCAAAAAGGAAGGGCAAGATTGCTCACCTTATGCAGTTGATTATGTATATGAAGATAATGAAAAAGGATAAAGGAGCACTCATTTATGAAAATAAAAATAATCACGAGTTGCTTGTTATTCCTGTAGAAGTAAACGATCATTACCGTCGGTGGGTAGACCAGGCATTTGATTGGATGAGGGAAGTAAGAAAGGCGTGGGAAGATCAAAATTTGCCACAAAAAACATATAGAGCAAATTCTAAAATTTGTAAAGTATGCCCCATTCAAAAAGCATGTTCTGAAGCAGAGGCAGGGGTAATCAAAATTAAACCTCTGGAGTTGCTAGAAAATGAAGAACTGTAGTTGGTGTGATAGCCAATTTGAAACAAAAATATCTTATCAGATATACTGTTCGTTAGCATGCAGAGAGTCTGCAACTAAAGAAAAGATTGCTGCACGATACCTAATTTCAAGACGACAAAAGCGTATTGGAAAAGAAAGACTTTGTAAAAATTGCAAAGAGGAGTTGTCAATATATAATGATGACCCTCTTTGTAATTCTTGCTTAATAAATCCTGTAGAGGTAGCAAAAGCCTTAAAAGAAATTAAGAGGAGAACAAAAGAGTGAAACTTTCAGGGGTGAATCATTCAGTCAAGCCAAAGACCATATGTGCTATAGACGCAAGCACAAACAGTCTTGCCTTTGCTCTTTTCGACACAGAAAAAAAATTATTAGGAACTGTAGGAAAAATAAATTTTCAAGGTAAAGATACCTATGAAAAGGTTATGGATGCAGGCAAAAAGGTAAGGGCCTTCTTTGATCATTATGGTGGATTTGAAGCAATAGTAATTGAGCATACAGTATTTATGAATAGCCCAAAGACGGCTGCCGATCTAGCATTAGTTCAAGGTGCAATTCTAGGATCAGCAGGTCAATCTGGGACTAAAACTATTGGAAAGGTTGCGCCAATTACTTGGCAAAACTTTATTGGAAATAAGAAAATATCTAAAGATGAGAAACTATATATTAAGTCACAAAATCCAGGGAAGTCAGAATCATGGCTCAAGTCTTATGAAAGAGACCTAAGAAAGCAGAGAACAATAAACTTTATTAATATGCAGTATGACAGGACAATAACAGACAATGATGTCGCTGATGCCTGTGGAATTGGGCACTGGGCATTAAAAAATTGGGATAAGGCGGTTGGGGTTTAGCAATGGAAAGAGAATCATTTATTTTTAAAGAAGAAGATGAAGATGTTATACTTACTATAAGAACTCTTGCACCCACTAAGTGGATTCTTGTTGATAGAGAAACTGGTCAAATGTATCAAGGAAACGCAAAGGGTTATTGGGATAAGTTAAAAATAGTAGAAAGAGATGAACTGTAATGCCAGAGTTAAATGCAAACATACCACCAATACATTGCTATGTAAGAGGTAATTACTTAAGAAACCATAAAGATAGTCATGATAAGTATTTTGAGTGTGTAGTATTTGGAGTTTCAAGTCTAAAGTCTAGAAGCCCCCTGTTTCATATTATGATGCCAGATGGTGGACTTTGGTGGAGACTTCCAATTTCTGCATTTTGTACTGAGCCAGGCATACCTGAAGTAGACCTTCATAATCTAGTTTTGTGGAATTCGTTTAGCCACCACATTGCAGTAACTCAATTTGAAAATCTAACTAACCTAAGAATGTCTTATATAGACAGAACAAAGACAATGCACAAGGGAACATACCTATTTACATTAGACTGGCACAACCCAGATACGAATGTTTTGGATGATGGCTATTCTGAAAGCCCTGCAGATCACAAGTGTGGGCATGTTATACAGAGAGATGATGGAAACTTTGCTATTCAGCCTAACAATAGAGTCCGTGTTTATGAGCCATCATTTACGCTTGAAAAAGAATACCTGATTGATAGAATAATCAATGAAAGAAAATATGATGTCGAAAATCAGGACAAGTGGATAATGGAAAACTCTGATAGATTTAATTATGACATTAATGAAGAGCAGGTTGACAATTAACGCTATGGCTGCTAAACTATATACAAATGAACTATGGCTTAAAAAAAGATATCATATGGATAAAAAAACTCCAGAAGATATTGCTAAGGAGTGTGGAGTGAGCGTGGAAACAATTTATGTATACCTTGCTAAATTTGGATTAAGGAAGTCAAGACGATGAATAAATTTGAAAAAGCATTGATAGCAATTGCTGTTGCAGGTAGCGTTGGTTTTGCCTTTGCATTTGCTGCGTTAAAGGGTATTCCAGAAACATTTGATTGGGAATCTGACGAAGAGGAATCTTATGAGTGATAATCTAAACATAACCGTTGACCAGGTAAATAATCCATTACACTACACATCAGACCCATCTGGAATAGAGTGTATTGAAATTACAAGACATCGCAATTGTATTATTGGTAACGCCTTCAAGTACCTATGGAGAGCAGGACTTAAGGATGAAGCAAAGACTGTTCAGGATCTTGAAAAGGCAATTTTTTATATCAAGGATGAGATCAATAGACTAGAGGGTAAGTATGTCAACTGAAGAAGATTTAGTTAAACATCTTGATCAAGTAAATCAAGTAGTAGAAGAATATCTAAAGGGAAATGACCCAACAGTAATCTCAAAACAACTGTCTATCCCAAGACAAAGAGTTGTAACTCTTATTAATGAGTGGAAAGTTATGGCTTCTGCCAATGATGCTATTCGTGCTCGCGCCAAGGAAGCGTTAGCAGCAGCAGACACTCACTATAGCAAGTTAGTCTCTCGCACATACGAAGTTATTGATGAAGCATCAATGACGAATAATCTTAGCGCAAAGACTGCAGCAATTAAACTTGTGATGGACATTGAGTCAAAGCGTATTGATATGCTGCAGAAGGCTGGTTTGCTTGAGAACAAGGAACTTGCGGAAGAGATGATGGAAATTGAAAAGCGTCAAGAAATTCTTGTCTTAATTCTAAAAGACATTGCCTCAGAGTACCCACAGGTTCGTGATGAAATTATGCGTAGGCTTTCTTCATTTGCAAAAGACAACGAGGTGATTACAGTTGTCCACGATGTTCAATGATTTTCTTGAGGCTTTAAAGGATGATCATTTTGAAGAGATTCCTGTAGATGCAAGAACATTTGTAGAGGGAGAGGAATACCTTGGTCAGCCACCCCTGTCTGAGATTCAGTATGATATCGTTGAGGCAATGAGTCAGATCTATCGTAAAGAAGACTTAATCAACATAATGGGAGAAGAAAAAGGATCAAGGTACTACGACAAGTACACAAAAAACGAAATCATTCTTCAACTTGGCAAGGGATCTGGAAAAGACTTCACATCAACAGTAGCATGCTCATATATCGTGTATAAACTATTATGTCTTAAAGACCCAGCAAAGTATTTTGGTAAGCCTTCTGGAGATGCTATAGACCTTATCAATGTTGCTATTAACGCTCAGCAGGCAAAGAATGTTTTCTTCAAAGGCTTTAAGTCAAAGATTGAAAGATCGCCTTGGTTTGCTGGAAAATATGATCCAAAAGTAGACTCAATCGGATTTGATAAATCCATTACAGTTTATTCTGGCCACTCAGAAAGAGAGTCTCACGAGGGATTAAATCTTCTTCTTGCAGTACTTGATGAGATTTCTGGTTTTGCATCTGAAGTAGGAACAGGAAATGAACAGGGAAAGACCGCTGACAACATTTACAAGGCTTTCCGTGGTTCGGTAGACTCTCGCTTTCCTGATCTTGGCAAGGTTGTTTTGCTTTCTTTTCCAAGATATCCAGGTGACTTTATTTCAGAAAGATATGATGCAGTAATTGCTGAAAAAGAATTAATTGAAAGAACTCATAAATTTGTAATTAACCCACTGCTTCCAGAAGATAGTCCAGACAACACCTTTGAAATTTCGTGGGACGAAGACCAGATCAAATCATATAAATACCCAGGAGTCTTTGCATTAAAAAGACCTACTTGGGAAGTTAATCCTACAAGAAAGATTGATGATTTCAAGATTGCTTTTATGACTGACCTAGGAGATGCTATGCAACGCTTTGCTTGTGTTCCAACATTTGCATCTGATGCATTTTTTAAGCAGTCAGAAAAAGTAAGATCATGCATGACATTGAGAAATCCTATTGACAATTTTAGAAGGTTTGACGAATCATTTAAGCCTGACCCTAACAAGGTTTATTATGTACATGCTGACCTTGCACAAAAGCATGACAAGTGTGCAGTTGCTATTGCCCATGTTGATAAGTGGGTAAATATCCAGGTAATTAATAACTACGAACAGGTAGCACCAATTGTAGTAGTAGATGCAGTAGCCTGGTGGGAGCCAAAGATAGAAGGCCCTGTCAACCTTTCAGAGGTCAAGCAGTGGATTCAAAACTTACGCAGACTTGGATTCAATATTGGTATGGTTTCATTTGACCGTTGGCAATCATTTGATATTCAAAATGAATTAAAGCAAGTTGGAATGAGAACTGATACTGTTTCTGTTGCTAAAAAGCACTACGAAGATATGGCCATGCTAGTATATGAGGAAAGACTTGCCATGCCATCTATAGAACTTTTATTTGATGAACTAACACAATTAAAGATAATGAAAAATGACAGAGTTGACCACCCACGCAAAAAGTCAAAGGACTTGGCTGATGCGGTGTGTGGAGCAATATTTGGGGCAATATCGCATACCCCAAAGGCCAGTAACCTTGAAGTAGAAGTACATACATTTAAGGATAGGCCAAAGACATTTGACAACGATGGTCAGAATGTGATACAATTTAAACCTATGCCAGACGATGTAAAAGATTATCTGGATAGATTTAATCTACTATAAACAAGGAGAAATAACGAATGAATTCATTCAAGAAAATCGCACTAGCCGTGGTTGCAGCCATGACTTTGGGCATGGTCGCAGTAGCACCTGCAAATGC